GGCGTGCTCACGGCGGGCTCGCCGGAGCCGGGATGGCCGGCCTCGCCGGAGCCCTAGGAAGCCCGGAGACGGCCGGAGCGGGTCCGGGGTTACCCGGAGTCCCGGAACCGGGCGCGAGGCCCGGAGCGGGCTCCTGGCTCGCGGCTACGGCCTGCTGAACGAGTGCCTGCGCCTCCTCGCGCTGTTTCGCGAGCCGCCATGCCGCTACGTCGTCAGCCGTCACCCCTGGAATGCGCGCCCATAGCTCCTGCTCCGGGACCCCAAGCATCTGAGCAGCCTTAGTGAGTCCGTCTATCGTAGCACCGAATGCCCTGGCGCTCGTGTCCCGCCAGAGGATCGTCCCGAACAGGTCATTCCAGCCTCCCTTGTCGCCCTGGGCGAGCGAGGTTAGCCGGAACACATTCCGCCAGGGATCAGTCAGGAGTGCCTGGAGTTCCTCAATCTTCCGGTCTAGGCCGTCGCGGGCAGCAGCTAGGGCCTCCGCACTTAGGTTGGCGATCTGGCCCAGAAGGTGATATGGCGGGACCTGGGAGATTGTCGACATATGCCGGATGCCGTCCTCGCGGACTCCGGAGTATGGCGCGAGTGCGGTCTCACCGAATTCGCCAAACTTAGTGCCCGCATCCTCAGCCGCCCATACCCGGTCAACACCCGGCCGGAATGGGGCCTGTTCCCGGCCTTCCTCGTCTACTGGCGACATCCCGGAAACCCAGCGCTGCCGGAACGCAGCGAACTGCTCTGAGATCATGAGGTTGAACGTAGTCGAGTTAATCTGATCCTGGAGCGGCATTAGTGGCTCGACTTCCCCAGAGCAGTCATCCTCGCCGTCTAGGTCGGCCTCATAGAGGAACCGTACCACAGGACAGATACCAAGGTCGTGCGAGCTAACTGGGGCCTGGCCGCTCAGGAGCGGGTCCTCCGGGTCCGCTAGCTCCAGGTTAAGCTGGGTCCTTCCTCCGGCCTGGCTTGACAGGATATAGCGCTTGCTCTCGTCATAGACGGAGACGTACACCATTGACTTCTGACGCGGGAGGTTTACCGACCGGACCTCTATTGCGAACTGCGGCCACTCGTCATCCACATCATCCGCATAGAAGGCCGTCATCCGCCGTGGGCTTACGGGCCGGATTACCGGGACGCTGTCACCCTGGCGTTCCTCGTCCGTCGCCATCTGGCCCGGAAGCACAACCGCATACGCGGAGCCGTACTTGATGACAGAGCGGTGAACTCCGTGCTGACGGCTAATCATCCGGTTAGCCCGGAACGCATTCCATTCCGGCTCCGGCCTCTGCGGGCCCAGCACCTGATTCTGAGTGGTCCCGGTCGGCCGGTACCCGTCCACATGGAGATTCTGGCTCACAACTGAGATAACAAGCCGGAGGAAGTTCCGCTTGGCCTTCTTGGCAATCCACCGGTACTCTGCGTTGACTCCCTTGGGCGTATAAGGCCGGTCCTGCTTTCCCCTGACGTAATCAGCAATCCGCTCCAGGCGGCGCTGCTCTTGCTCCCGCTCAAGCATGGCCGAGGTCGCGAGCTGAGATAGTTCACCCTGATTGATTATCAACTGAAACTCCAGACTCGCGCTCCGGCCTTCTTCACTTCTGCTTCCTTGCGTTCCTTGTACTGCTTTGACGCGAGGACGAGCCTCCGCGCGTGCCGGGAAATAATCATCGCCACGCAGCCGTCAATCTTCTTAGGGCTCTTGGGCGATTCCTTGCCAATCGAGATTCCCCAGCGGTTTGGCCTCCGGCGAGAGTTCAGGACGTGCCGTCCCATTACTCCGTCGCCGTCGTGACTAAAGGCCGGAGGCTCAGCCTCAATCTCCGACAGGACCATTTCTGCGGCCTGGGTAAACTCACCCACGTGGCTCCGCATATCCCAGGCGACCGGCTGTGGGTCGCGTCCTCCGGGAACGGCCCACACATCAAGCTCATACTCGTCCGTGAATAGCTTGCGCCAGAGGATCTTGGTCGTCTCTTCCCATTCCTTTACATCCGCAAAGAACGCACAGATATGGAACCGCTTCTTTGCCTGCTCGACTGCCGCGAGTACCTCCTCAACCGGAATGTAGCGCGTCCCGCGCGGCTCCCAGATACCAAGACTGAACGTCCATCCTGACTGAATGTGACATCCGATTAGGGCCGTGGCATCCTCGACTCGCGAGCCGTCGAATCCAACCGCAATATCGTCGCCGTCCTCAATATAGAAATTCGGCTCCGCCAGCCGGGCCCATAGCTGCTGCGTCGTCCAGGCATCCTCCGGGCTCTCCGGCCAGTTCAGGTAAAACCGCTTACTGACGTCGAGTGGCGTAAGCGGGCTCAGAATCCGGTTGTCAACAATGTTCTCCGTATTGACCCAGTGGGCGTCTCCATAGGCGAATTCGACGGCCTTGCGTATTGAGCCGATATCCTCAAAGTCAACATCAGGCGGTGCCACACGGGCATCATAGAGGATCTTGCCCTTGCCCCGGAGCTTTCCCTCCTCCTGATCACACCAAGCCTCAAAGGTCGCCTCCGCTACGGATTCGGCTCCGGGCTCCCAGGCATTGCTCGTCTCGATAATCCGCGAGCCGGACTTACCCACATTCCGGTTCATAACCTCCGCGAGGTCAACACCGCCATTCGTCGGGTAGAAGGATTCCGTCTGGTCCAGGATCGCAAACGTCGTGAGCGCGCCTTCCTCCGTCGTGGGGCTAGAGGTAATTACCATTAGCTGGCCGCCACCGGGAACGTGGAAGATTGTCTTGCCAGCCTCAACGTCGTAATCCTTCAAAATTCTCGAGTTTTTCGGCAATAGCGCGCGGACCATCCGCATGGTATTGATATTGGCCTGGTCGTGGCTCGTGGCGCCAATCTGAACGAGCGGCATCCCGACCTTCCGGCCCACACAGCCGCCTATCACATCCGAGTCAAAGCGAGCGAGCCGGACCGGCGCGAGGAGTTCAATCATGCTGAGGACCGCCGCAAAAGGGGATTTACCAGCTCCCTTGGCCCAGCGCCGGACTCCGTGATAATAAAGCCAGCGCCCATTCTCATCAAGCGCATACCACCAGAGGATAAACCGGACCTGAGACTCAATAAAAGCCCAGCGCTTGCCCGCATCCGGGCCGTCCGGCTGCCGCAGGTATTTCGTGGCCCAGTGAATTCCCTCCCACCCCAGCGTCAATTCTGGGATTCCATCCGGGAGGGTAATCAGTCTGTCTCTAGGAGCAACTTCCATAATCTCCCACTCCGGACGTGCCCGATCTCGCGGAGCTTCTGCTGCCGCCAGTCCTTTGCCTTACTTCCCTGGACCCGGCTCACAAGCTCCTGGGCTACGTCACGCGGAATGGTGACCTCGGAGCCGGACGGGACCTTGATGGTTATTTGCCTGTCGCCCGCCTTTAGGTCAGACACAACCGAATCCAGGCGGGTCGCCACAAGGTCCTGTGGCGAGTAGCTAATGCCCTGCTCGTGGAAGCTCGCCTCCGTCTGGGCGATCTTGTGGGCCATAGATCCCGGAGCCGGACGGCCGACATTCGCCTGAGCCTCACGCCTCCGGGCTAGCTCGCGCTCCGCGCCTTTCCAGTTGTAGCCTCGCCGGTCTACCATTCGCTGGAGATCGTTCTCAGTCATCTTCGCGAGAGCGGGCGAGGCCGATGGTGGCGGTGCGGCTCCGCCAGCCAGGTTAATCCCAGAACCTCCGCCCATCGGCTTGTCATAAACCTGCGTACTGCCCTGCGGGAACCGCTTCTTGTTCTCAGCTTCAACGCGGGCCTTCTCATTCGCGAGCATCCGGTCCATTAGCTCCTTTGTGGCGGCCTGATTGCCGCCACGGTTCACCATATCCCGGAGCGCGGACTCTGGCGTATTCGCGTATGGCCTCTCGTCTCCGGCCGGAGCCCCGGATGGAGCTTCCTTGTGAACCCGGAACTTGGTATTGTTGGATACCTCGTATTTGCCACCCTCGTGGTGAATATGAGTGGAGGCCGTATTGTAGATGCCGTGGCTGGAGCGCACGCCGCCGCTCCGGCTCCCGGCTCCCGACTTCTCCAGCTTGGTGATCTCGTGAGGTCCTTTAGGAGCCTGCCAGTGGTCGGTGCTTACCGTCATTCCAGGCTTAAGCTCTCCGGCCCGGATTGAGCGGACGCTTGAGGATGCCCTGGCCGCGCTCGCCCGTTCCCTAGCGGCCTGGTTCTGGGCCTTGATCTCTGCCTGGCGGGCTCCGGGAGCGGCCGGAGCGCTCGCGCTATGCGAGTCTGAATGAACGGCCTTAGCAGCCTCCTCCGCGCTCGCATAGACCCTTGTATCCCGCTTGCCCTTGTCGCCGGTCTTGAGCTTGACGCGGTATTTGCCGCCTTCGCTCGCCGGACGGTCCACCCAGTGGCCTTTGATATTCTTGCCGCCGCCCGGCTCAATCCCCTTGACCTTGGCGGCAACGGCCTCGTGCGCCATACGGCTAAGGGCCTGCCCGCCTTTGGTCCATTTGCCAGAATGGGGCTCGCGTAGCTCGTGGCTGACGTCGTGACTAGCCATGGCCGTAGGCGGCTGGAGCCGCAGTAGTTGGCTTCCCGATCACGACCATTTCCTTTTTCTGCTGGGCCGTCAAGGTTGTAGACTTATTCTTGGTTGTGGTCTTCTTGCTGGTCTTCTGATTTCCGACCTTCTTGAGATATCCCTGCTTCCTCCGGCCTTCCGACTGCCCCCTAAGCGCAGCCGTTGTCTTTGGTCCAACAAGGCCATCGGTCTTTAGGCCGTACCGGCGCTGAAGCGCCCGGACAGCCGCGAGCGTGGCCGGTCCGAACTGGCCGTCAACCGCGAGATGAGCGCCCATCGCATTTAGCCGGGCCTGGAGGTCTTTGACCCGCTGGCTCCGCTCGCCCATTCCGACAGGGTTGGCATTCGTGGGAGTCGGCCGGGAGGCTCCGGCCTTAGCGCCACCTCCACCGCCTCCACCGCCTGGTGCGAACTGGCCTCCCTTAGAACTCCCCTTGGGTTGATGCGTAACGGGCACGACTCCTCCTAGCCGGAGACAAAGGAACAGTATGCCGTAATGTTCCCGGAGGCGAGCCTATTGACGTAGGCCCGCACATACTGGACCACATCCTCGTCAACCGATATCTGGCCGGAGCCGGTAACCTGGCCCATTCCAAAGAAGTTGACATTGTCGAGCGAGCCCTGGAGCATAACCTGTGAGGCCGGGTCCGCCGTAGAGATAACCTGCATAGTCATACTCCGCGCCATTACCGCGAGGTCCTGTGAGGCGACGGCTCCGGTCACAGTCACGCCGGTCGCGAGTGTCTTAGCCAGGATAGCCACGATCAGCCTCAGTAATAGGAGATTGTGGCAGAGACGGGCGGCGTGCCGGTCCCCAGGCTAATGACGTTGGCTCTGGCATACCTCCTTGTGTGGTTAGAGCCGGCATAGCACCAGGCTCCGAATGGGCCGCCCGTCACACGCGCCTGCTCCGTCCAGGTTGTACCGTCCGGGCTTGTCTCTAGGGCCACTACGGAGTCGTTGGCGGCCGACTGAGCCCGGAGCGAGAACTGCCGGTTTGTCTTGCCGGCTCCCGCGTCGGAGGTCGCGGCGATCGTCACAGAAACGGTGCCCGTAGCCGTCGCGTTGGCTGACATGGTAAAGCTGACTCCTGGGGTCACGCCGATGATAGTGGACCCGGCCGGGATACCCGTCCCACTAACTGGCTTGCCAGTATCAGCGATGGTAATTGCGGCGTCAGTCACCACCGGGCTCGTATTGGTTGTACCACAGCTCGCATCCACACGGGCTGCGGGCGCTCCGGTCGCGCTCGCGGTAAAGTTCCTGCTTGCCATTTGATCCCTTTCCTATTTGACTAGCCTTAGCTGCCAGTCCTTGACAGCATTGTCTGCGGCATCCTCGTCCGCGTCGGATACCTCCGGCCCTTCAAGCTCCAGGCCGCTCCGTCGCCGGTCAAAGATGGTCGCGCCTAGCCGCTCCGACAGGCGCACGAACTGCGACAGGATTCCGGGGCTGTGGGTCCGCAGGAATATGTCATAGGCCTGGGCTGCCGCCACAGCTGTGGCCCAGTCAGACGCCTCATAGTATTCCGACTGGCCGCTTAGCTTGAGCGAGTTATACCAGGAGCGGGCCTGTGGCTTCCAGTCCGGCGAGGCCGTAGGGACCGGGCCGGTATAGGCTGACTTCCGCGAGTCCTGCCGCTTCATCCGCGTCAGGCCCTTGGCGCGGCTGGGCCAGGGAAGGTCCAGGCCGCGAGCCCGGCCGCGACTGAGGCGATTGCGGCGGGCTCGAACCAGGCCGCGAGGCCGCCAACCCCAGAGGCCCGGAGCGCGGCGAGGAACCCGAACACCACGCCCACCACGAATAGGATCCAGGCAATCCGGCTAGGTCCCATAATGACAGCCACCTTCCATGATAGAGCTGTATTGCGACCCATACGTAAAGGCCATTAATAGCGGGAAAGGCACAGATGATAAGGCATTCATCAAGAAAGAACATAAATGGCCTCCTCGTCTGCACATGAAACACCAGGAACAGCGCGCACTGGGCCAGAGCCTATGCGTCCCGGTCGGGTGGCAAGGTTGAGCTGGGGGTCCTCCCCCACCCCCGCTCGCACTGGCGCGCTCCGGGTCCTCCGGCGCGCAGCTCGCGGCCCATAAGCCGTCGCGAGGCCGGGCAAGGATGGCCTTAGGCAGCCAAGGGATTCCCTATAGCAAAGGGATTCCCTTATGTATCGCATTAGAGCGTCAAAGGAATGCCCCTGCCTAGCATAGAGATGCCCTGCCCCTATAGCATAGGGTCCTCCTGCTGTCCTACGCATTACGGCCTTCTATGACGCTCGCTTCTTTTTCCGGGAGCACGTATCCGGGATGCCTATCCGGAGCCCTATAGCGGAGGGAGCGGATACGCGAGCGCGCCGCATTTGCCTGACCGGAGGTACGTTTCTGGTGATGCGTTTGGCATATGCCCCGGAGTACCTCTAGCCTGTGGTCGGAGGGATCGCCCATATGATCGACCTCCGTTGAGTCCTGCCCGCAGAGCCCTTCCTCGCCCGGAAGGATTCCCCACCTACAGACCGGGTCACGGGCAATAACCCGGTAGGCAATGCTGCCCCAGCCCGGAGGCAGGGGAATGGTACGCCTACCGGAATATGGCAAGGCGGGCTCCAGCCGGGAGTCCTGGACACGGTACCTCGGAGTATACGCCATGGGCATCCGGCCGTAACTGTCCAGCTACCGCGCGTAGCTTTGAGAGTAAGATAGGAACGGGTGAGGCCGGAACCCATCATCCGCGTCCGGATGCGTCCGGGTAGCGCTTAACGATGCGCTGGACTTCCGGTCTTGCCCTTAGCTCGCGGGCTCCGGCCCCACAGACGGGAAGCCCGCTCCCAGCGCTGCGGCCGTTAGGGAGCGGGTTTCTCCATAGGAGGACTAATGCGATTTGCCTACCCGTTCCGCATAACTGAGAAGTACATATGGGCCTGGACTTTCCGCCGTGACGCGAATGGCGTCCCCATTCTCCGGACGCTCCGGCTCCGGCGCTACCCAAACCGCATCATAATGATAAAGCACATAGAGCGGGAAGACTAATGCCACGGATTCAGGCTGACTCGCCATTCATCAACTGGACGGGACAGGGAAAGCGGACCAGGACAATGGCCCCATCAGAGAATACAATCCGCGAGCGCAAGGCATCGACCCACGACGCTTTGTGCGTTACAATCTCCGGCCTTAGCTACTGCTGGTGTAAATGTACGCGCTGCTGGGACGCTCTAGCACGCCATTGTATCTGCGTCGCCTGCCGGTGCCGTAGGACGCTCTAGCGCGAGCCCTAGGCCGGAGCCCGGCCGGAGCGCTCCGGGCCGTCTCTGGCCGTCTCCGTCGCGAGCGCGAGCCCTAGAACGTCCTCCGGCAGTCGTTCACCGCTCGCGTCATCTTGATGCGGACTTCCTTACCGACCAGGAAGTCCGGAGCCAGTAGCGCTGGGTTCAGGATCAGTAGCATTGGGACCTTGGTCGCCGGAGTTAGCCCGGCCGTCGCGAGGTCCTCAAGCGTGTATCCTGGTTCGCCGTTTTCATTGAAGACTACTCCGGCCGCGAAGTCGAGTTTACATGATTCGTGTACGATAAGCCAGTCGAGATTCGCGAGGACAACCGCTGATTCCGGGTTTAGCATTGCAACTCTTTCCTATAGGTAATTTCTTGCTATTTCCTGAGGGTAAATCGAGAGGGTAACGTCCAGAGGGTAATTTACCCTCTGACCGACCTAAACGGCCCTATATAACTTAGTTTTTACCAGGTGTTATATATATAGGGCAGAGGCCGGGACGATACCTCCAGAGGGTAAATTTACCCCCTGGATTTACCCTCTGTTTTCTTTGAGAACCATTCTGCTGGCCTGCCTTGATATTCTCCCTTCTCTACGGCTAGGATTCCCGCCTTTACCATGGCTGCAAGAGCATCCTTGAGTTCATCTCTACGGCCTGGCATTTTCTTGCCTAGCGCTCCGCGTGATATACGTCCGTTAGCCGGAACGTGCTTGAGAATTAGCTGCCATAGCTTGCGGCCGGATTCCCTGCCTTTCATGTCTTCTGCGGCGACGGCCCGGACTCCCTCAACCTGCCCCGCCGCTCGCGCTTCCCGGAACGTCTGCTTCCTTAGCTCGCGAAGGCATAGCTCACGGATCGCCTCTGACCGTTCCATGGCGTACGCCGCGAGCTTCCAGTCATCCTCCGTAATAGCAGTACGCATCGCTAGGATAGCCAGAGCGGCCGCAAACTTCTCCTGGGTATAGAGAGTATGCCCCCGCAGCCGGTCGCCCTGACCGCGTACGCCTATCTTCCTCGCCGCGATGATCTCATCGACGGCCGACTGGCATACGTCCATAATCTCCAGCGGCTTTCCGGCGTCGTGCGGAAGCTCCCAGAGTCCTCGCGGCAGAACCCACTTGAGCGGGTCTGGCCTAGGCGGGAGATCGTCCGGAGCCCAGTGGTCTACCGCGTCAAGGAACATCCAGCGCTGGGCGAACCCAGAAGCCTGGTCGTGGACGATCCCTCCGGCCCGTTCCGGCTGGACGTTTGCGATAAGGGCTCCGCGATATCCATAGCGCGGGATCAGGATTCGCTTGGAGAGGTCGCCATAGCCGAACCCAAGCTGCTCGCCGGAATAGAGCTTGCGGAGTTCGGCGGAAAGGGTAGCAGAGCCGCGCTCCATTAGTGCCCGCATCGTATCGATCTCATAAGCCGTAATGATCGATGTATAGGCACTCCGGACCAGCCCGCCTTCCTTTGGGGAGTAATAGCCGAAGTTCTTGGCTAGTCCCTCGCCAGAGCCGACCGGGATACGGTCCGGGTTCATACCGGAGTTGAATGGCCGCCCGTCCGGGCCGGCATGCTCATCTATGACCAGAGCGTCCTCCGCGACGGAGGCCGCTCCACCCTTACCGGCCGCAGGATTCCCGGTAACAGCCATTAGCATATTGAGCGTGCCGTACCCGCCGACGATCCTTGGCAGGACAAAGGTCGGCGGGACGCGGGCAATAACCTCCGTTAGGATTTCCGCGAGCAGGGCCCACGGCCCGATTAGCTGAGCCTGGGCCCACTGCCGGATCGTCGTAAGGTCCTCGCGGCTGTTCCAGAACCAGTCTTCGCCTTCCTCTCCGGCGACGTTTGGGGTCATAGCCGCTATGTCGGCCAGTAGCCGTTCCTCCTCTGCCGTCGTGACGACCGTCTGAGTCGAACCCAGAAGCTCCCGGAGCCCGTCTATGGTCCACGGGTCACGCTCGTCATAGGCTGGTAGGGCCTTAGCCAGGAACGGTAGGAAGGCCCCATTAATCGCCTCGCGCGAGGCTTCCCGCTCTAGCGCATTGAGTAGCATCAGGACGGCCTCATGCTGTTCTCCGGACTTCGCGGCTAGAGTCCGGGTCATAAGCTCGCCTATGTAGCCTGGAGACGTTTCTAGTGCGGACGGAGCCCGCGTGTTCCGGTACTCCGCGAGCGCGCGGATCAGCTCCAGCGAGCCGCGCGCTAGCTCCCTCCGCGAGCTAATGACGCGGTAGAGCCGGCCACTAGGGTGACGCGAGCCCGGAGCCCCAACAAACCCATTCGTCTTGAGAGTGCCTCCGGGTATGTCGCCCTGACGCGGCCATTCCTCTACGGGGACGGAGGCCCGGAGCGATCGGCAGTCCAGGTAAAGGTGATATCCTCCTTCCCGGCCGGTCGCCACCCGGACCGTATCCGGGACAATATGGCTCAGCTCCCAGTCATCGAATTCAGCCGGGCTGTCAACGTCAATAGCAATAAGGCCGGTCCGCCAAGAGCAGGCGAATCCTACCTGCCACCTATTCGCCCAGAGCGCAATATCTTCAGCCGACTCGATGATCTCCGGGCTATTGAATATGCCCTTGCCGCGCCTCGCGCTGATCTTAGTCCTGGTCCGGATCCAGGGGTGAACCGGGAGCCCACATTCCTCGTACAGCCACGCCATTTCCTTTTGCGTGTCGCATTCGGTAATGTCGGGAACGATTAGCTTTCCCCTAGCGGAGAAATCCGCTATACTCATAACTGTCGCCTTTCGGGTAACGGCTTAAGGCAGATAATGGGGCTCCCGGCTACCGCCGTGCCGGGAGTCCTATTTTACGCCCGCATCAATACTCATTACTAGACTCGCCTCCCGCTATTATACGCTCCACAGAACACGCCAGTGGCTGGGCTTTACGGCTCCGGCCCGATCGGGTACCCTTCTAGATGAGCGCGCTGTCGAGCGTCCCAGGCCTCTCGTTCGGGTATTCCTTGCCTACCTGGGGATTGCGCGTAGGGCCGGCCATAGCTTCGCCTCTATGGCCGGCCTTCCTCATCAATAGGGAGCAAAATGACGACGCCAACGCTACACGTCCTCGGGATAGACCCTGGCGGGACGACTGGATGGGTGCTGCTGACCGTCTCGCGGCTCGCTATCTTTGCGGGCGAGACTCCGGAGATCCTTGAGTGGGACTACGGCGAGCTGACCGGCCCAGAACCGCGACAGTCGACGGAGATAGCCCAGATGTGCCGCGAGATACAGGGACTCGACTACAAGACCGGACCGGCCGTCATGTCGGAGGCCTGGACGGCGGACCCCACCTTTCATTCGACGGACCAGGAGCAGTATAGCCCTATCCGGATTAATGCCCAGCTTGAGCTTCTTCATTTCCAGGGTAAGATGGGTGACTCGACGCTCCACTTCCAGCCCCGGACGATCAAGGCCGGCAAGGGAGTCCGCGACGACAAGCTCAAGCGTATCGGCATTTATGTTCCGGGCTCTCAGCATATTCAGGACGGAGCCAAGCACGCTCTCAATACGCTCCGGCGAGCCCGCGAGTCCTTTGACTTTGCCCTTGAGCTTTGGCCCTATCCGGCCAACGGCCTGCCCTAAGCCGTTACCTAATCGTTACCGTCCTCCGGTAACCCATTCATGGTCATAGCGCGTCCCCTAGATAGCGCGGAACGTCCGCGCCGGTAGGGAGGGACATTCATGTCCATTCGTAGGCTCGTAGTAATCGGCCTCGCGACGGCTGGCCTAATCGCCGGAACCGCGACAGCCGCATTTGCCGGAGGAGTGCCTACGCCCACTCCACAGTTCGGCGGACACGTCAGGGTCCATCCAGTGAACTGGCAGTTCGATCTGGAGCAGACCCAGATTGGGCTCCACAACCTAGCGCTCGTGGAAGGCTCCGGCGCTATCCCCATGACTGACTGGACCGATACCCAGCTCACCCCAAACGTCGACAAGTTCTCCCTGGGCCCGAATTCCGTGACCCTGTGGCACGACGCACTCCCGGTCCCCCGCATCGACCTCAAGACCTGTACGGTTCTGTTCGACCAGAACGGGCGCTTCCGGGTCATCAACGGAACCGGGACCGGAGCGGGATTCCGGAGCCTCAATGGGACATTCGAGCTTCAGGCCCTGTTCTCGTTCGCGGAGCGCGCGAGGTACGGCCACGCGGTCTGCCCGGTACCGGCGAACCCGTTCCTGGTCCGCCATCTTATCCTGGCCGGCTACGGGCTCCCGGCTCCGGTGTTCTCCAACGTCTCCGTCCAGGGTGAGGCCCTGCTCTTCCGGGTCCTCCAGCTTCCGAAGGTGTTCGCGCCAACCGCGAGCCCGTCTGACTACGTCACTCCGTCCGCCACCGATACCACGACCGCTCCCTAGGCCCTGGACGGCCAGCCCGCCATGGCCGTCCCTCCGCGAGCCCGGCCGGATGCCCGCTGTCCGGCCGGGCTCCCTGTGTCAGGAGGACATTACTGTGAAACGCTTCCGGGCCTTCCTCCGCGCGGTAAGATTCCGGTACCGCAAGGAACTCAGGCGATACGAGAGGACGGAGCCTATGCCCAAGGTTGAAGTCTAGACATCCGTTACCAGCCTCATGCCGGGGCAAGAGAGAGGCGAAAGTGAATTACGCAAGTTACCAAATCAATGTTCCGGGGACCTTCCTGGGCGACCAGACGGCCTACCTGGATATTGAGACGCGGAAAGTACCTTGCGAATGGTCCTTCCCGAATGGCACTCCCCTCAGCCGCCGCTGGATGGCGTTTATCGCCGGAGTCGCGGTGAAGGGCAAGATCACGATAATCGAGTCGGCCGGAGATGAGCACAGTTTCCTGTCCGGCGTGCGGATGGCGATCGGAGAGGCCGACACCATCATCTACCGGGCCACGAACAAGTTCGATGAGGGAGTACTCAAAGGCCGCTATACCTACGCGCGGCGAGGACTCGCGGAGGTGGCCTTCTACCCGGCCATGCCGGACGCAGAAGAACTGACCTGGGACCGGAGGCGCGACCTCGGAGCCCTAGAGGGAGTCCGCGAGCGGGAGCTAGACAGCCGCTACGTCTCCGTGACGTACGAGCGGAACCCTGGCCTCGTCCTCGTCCACAACCTCCGGGACGTAGTGGAGCTGATCCTCGCGTACGGCGAGCCGGACGCGGAGGCCGACACCTGGGGCCGCAAGGTCCTGACGGACCTAGATTTTGCGGACGCGGAGCTGTTCGGTCCGTCCGGGGTTTGACCCTTACTGGTGCGGACCAGGTAGTTCTCAGCTCGCCGGAAAAACTTCAAGAAAACTTGGCCCGGACGGCTCCAAACCGTCCGGGACCGGGTATAGTTGCCCTAGCGGCCGGACGAGACGGCCGGAGGCGAAAGGCGAGAAAATGCCCGCGACGAACGCGAACGAACTGAAGAACCACCTCCGCGACTGGATGCGGAAGCCCACCCCCGAACTGGCGGCTCACCTCCGCGACGAGCACGGGGTTGAGGGAACGATCTCCACCCAGAAGACTGCGGTCGTGAAGCTCCACGCCGACCACCACGGTTCGGCTCCCCTGACCGGCGCGGACGCGGTAGGCGCGACCGTCAAGCCGGAGCC